TTCAGTTGTACCAAATTTATGCGGGAAGTCAACTCGTATTCTTTTATCAACTTCAGCATAATATTCATCAGAGGCAGGATCAAACCCTTCTTTTTCAGTCAAATCCTTATGTATCTCAAATGCAGTGTAAGTCATTGCTCTATCAGTTCCAAACCAAGGATTCTTAGATGCCCATGCTTCGGCTCTAGGATCTGGATTTATTGGATCATCTCTTTGAGGAATGTTTATATCCCCACCTTGAGATAAATTTTGCACAGGTTTTTCTATCTGTGCTTTTGCTTCCTCTCTTCCTGATTTAGCATCGTTAAGTTTTGCATTTTCAAACGCTAGTTCAGCAATTCTTTTATTTGCTTCAACTTGAGCTTTTGCATCTCCTGCTTCAATAGCCGCAGCTAATTCTTTTTGTGCAGCCTCTAAACCTGATGATATTGTTGATTCAAATTTTTTAATGTAATCAGAATCAGTTTTTTGAAATCTAGCTTCTAATTTTTTTCTAGATTCCTCTACACCTTTGGCATATTCAACAGCAGCTTGTTCTCTTCTTTCTGCTTCTCTCATTTTACGAGTTAATTTCGCAATACGAGATTGTACACCTTTACTGTAATCTTCTAATTCACTATCTGATTTTTTTTCATCTAACTTTGTTTCTCTTTCATTTTCATATGTTTTATCTGTTTCTTGTTCCGTTTTTTCCGTTTCTACAACGGACTCGTCTTTTGTTTCTTCAATATCTATTTCTGCATCAGGTCCTGATGTATCTATAGGTACTGTCTTTTTTTCTTCTTCTGGCATAGTTACTCCTTCCTATGATTAAAACTCATGCAAGATGTCCTCTGGACTATCAATTGTTGCTAACACTTCATCGTCGTTTAGCAGACGCATTTCCCCACCATCTATTTTTATTCGGCTGCCTGCATAACGCGCAAACATAACCCAATCTTTCTCCTTGCACCACGGACCCTCTGGATATCTCTCTTTATCCGTATAACACTGCGGACCCATAGCCATTACTAAACCTACTTGTGATGCAACTTGTTGTCTTTCTAAAGTTGTTTCAGCCAAGTGAAGTCCGCCTTTAGTTTTTTCTTGCATCTTAAAAGGTAAAACTAAAAGTCTCCACCCAGTTGGTTTTGGTAATTTTGGTTCTTTTTCTGATTTTTTTAAACCAACAAGATCATTGTTTGGTTTTAATATCGATGACTGTTCCTTCATTTTGCTCCTTGTCTTCTAGCAGGTTAGAGAGTTCCTGTAGTGTTGCCTCTAAGGCGTTTATTTGTCCTATTATATACCTGTATTTTTCCATACTGTCAACACCTCCCGATGTAACTGATATAGATAATGCTTCTAACCTAGTTTTTAAAAACTTAAGTAGTTTGTTTATTACGGTTTCTAATTGCATCTTTACCTTTCTTAAAAATAGCAGCGACTTTTGTTTTACCCATAACTTTGGCTCGCTGTTCTCCAACAGTTAGGATTTGTATTTTTCTTGCAAAAGGTTTTGATATTTTTTTAACTTTTGCAACTGTAGCACTAGCATCTGCAGGTGTTGCAAACTTTATACGGACAGTATCTCTAGGATTCTCATCCGTATAAAGTCTTCTGCCAGACCCTTTAGGTTTTTTACCTGTACCTTTTTTTGGGTCTGCCATTATTTTTTCTTTTTAGAACCTTTTTTCATTCCAGCTCTTTTCATGAGCATACCACCGCCCATTTTTTTTACTCTAGCTTTTTCTGCGCCCTCTTCTCTTTTTGTAGATTTAGGCTTATACATTTTTAATGGCATATTTTCTCCTTAATATTTTAAGCTTATGTGTCCAACAGCCCCTGCAGAATCTGCGCCGTTTTCAGCCCAAATTTTCACTGTAGCGGTTGTTGAAATCGCATTAGTTTTTAATGTAAATTTTTCTGATTGTCCAGTAGCCACTCCTGATTTGTTATGATCAGAACCTGCAGAAGTTTTTACTTCTAGTTTCCAAGTTGTACCTTCTGGATCAGTAATTGTTCCAGTAACGTCTACATCCCATCCACCTGTGTTAAAATCTTTTTGACATTTACAATATCCATCATCGTCTAAAGTAAATTTCATTGTTGAAGTACTACCTAATAGATTATCAGGCAATTCGTTGTCTAGTATCGTCATGTTTTTCCTTTTTAGTTATGAAGATGTAATTAACATTTCCATCTTCTACGGGCCTGCCTTAATCTTGAATTAGGATCTGCTGCAGCCTTAGGAAATTTTTTCATTTGACCGGCGCTTCTCGCGCAGAAGGACTTACGTCTCTTCGCAGCTTTGGACCCTGCCTTAACTTTGCCAGTGACCGCTGTTTTTAGTTTAGAGCCGGGATTTTCTCTTCTATATCGGGCGACCCCAGCCTTAGTCATCCCTGCTCCAGACTTTGTAGATCTGAAATTTTTTTTATTTCTTGGAGGCATTTTATCTTGTCTTCTCATTATCTCATGCCCATTCTTTTACCCATGAAACCACCCATCATGGCTTGTTTTCTTTTTGCAAACGTTTTAACATTTGTTGGTTTACCACCAACACCTTGTGCTACTGCTCTTTTTCTTTTTACAGCTGAACGTCTTTGTCCTTCTGACATACCTCTAGCTTTAGCTAGTGGAACACATTTTGGATACTTACGTTTTGCGTCTGCTTTCTGTTTTGATCTTCCGCACTTTGAGAAAGAACCGTCTTTCTTTTTACTTCCTATGTCTACCCATTTTTGAGCAAACCATTTATCAAGACCATTCTTCGTCATGACATTATACCATTATTGTTTTTTTAGTTCTGTCTGACATGATAGCGCCACAACCTCTGGCTACAGAACCTCTTTTTAAACCTTGTCTTTTTAATCTAGCAGTTGCTTCCATAAGACCACCACCTGCTTTCATAATCCTACCGCCCATAGCTTTTTTAGGACCTTTAAAATCTTTTCGTTTTACACCAGACGGATCTTTAATTTTACCTGCACAAATTCTAGAAGCATAAGCATTAGCATATGCGCTGGGATAAACTTTAAATTTTCGCTTCGCTGCGGCCTTACCTCTAGGACATAGTTTAGTCATTATCTTTTCCTCGCTGTTTGTGCAGCTCTTGTAAAGTTTGCTTTAGTTGGTGAACCTTTTGAACCTTTTTTTCTCATTTTCTCTCCAGAGCCAGCTTTGATTCTAGCTTTTTTAGCTGCAATGTTTGCGTATAAACCTTTACCAGCCATTAAGCTCTTCCACCTTTTTTCATATAACCCATTTTATTTCTAACTTTAGTTGGTAATTTTGATAAACCTTTTTGTGTTTTAGGATCTACTGGTTTTAAAGTTCCATCTTTCATTCCAAATCTACGACCCATCATTCCGCCGCCCATTTTTTTGGATCTTACCATTTCACGTTCTCTAATTTCTTCTGGTGATTTTTTAGTTATAAACTTACTTGTTTTTTTCTTTTGTAAGGAAGGTAAATCAGCTAAATCAAATTTTTTCTTTTTTCTAGTTATAAACTTGCTTGCGTTGCCTTTTGCCATAGCATCAGCTGCAATTTTACCAAGATCAATTTTTTGTTTTTTCTTAGTTATGTATTTAGGTGGTTCTTTTTTCTTCTTAGTTATATACTTACTTCCGCTGTCAAATTTTTTTCTCATTTTTTTAGGTCCTTTCCCTTGTTAAAGCCAGACTCGGTAACTTTTAACCCGCCAACTTTTTGAGTTGTTTGTCTTAATTTAGTTCTTGCTGGATCAATGTCTTCTTCCATTCTTTGAAAAGAACGTTTCATCTTACCTTTTGTTTTTAAGGTATCTATTTTCATTCTGTCTACAACTTGCATCTTTTTAGATTTATTAACGTTTGGTTTGACAGATTTAATAACCTCTTTACCAGTGGTTTTTTGTTTACCACCTTTAATAAGGTACTTAATAGCTTTAATACCGTATCCTACAAATTTACTTGACATTATTTTTTACCATTCCTAAATATTTGTGTACCCTTTATACCATAAATGCTCGCGACGACAAGGATCCACAAATTTGTGAACCATGACGGCAGTGCCGAGAAATACTCAAAGAACAATTTTACTTTGTCCATGGCCATCGGGTCATCCGATATGACCGCCCAAGCTAAAACTGCTATCGGCGCCGTTAACACAAGTAAAACGAACTCGTCTTTCCAGTCCGATTGTCTTGCCTCTAGCAATTTGCCTTGGTATTCTGACTGTCCATCGGCCATACGCTTTGCATGCATGTGTTGTGCATCAGCCATAGCCATTTTAGTCTCTTGACGCTTCTTAAAAATGTGCGTTCCGGCTTGTAAAGCTACTTTTGCTAGTCCGAACCAGGCCATTAGTATGCTTTAGAGTTTCTTTTCTTTTCTGGCAACATTCTTTTCTGTCCGCCAACTGGCATTTCAGGTTTTCCTGTTGCAATATAATTAAAAGCTTGGTCAGCAGTAGTTTTTGATCTAGGATCAACCTCAATACTCTGTTCTGCAACCTTAACTTCTTTTATTTTATCTAGTTTTTGCATTTTTTACTCCTTTTTTATTAATTATCGTCTATCACAACTTGTGCTTGTTGTACACCGGTCTTTGCGAGGCTAACTCCAGCACGTAATTTAGCTAAATCTTCGTTTTGTTCAAGTTTATCTTCTGCAAGATCGGCTTGTTGCATTAGTCTTGCTCTTGCAAGGTCTTGTTGTGCTTCATCATTGTCTTTTTTTCTCTCATTTTCCATAGCACGAAGATCAACTTCTCTTGCTTTTAGTTTTAAAAGTGGATCAGAATCAAATTGTGACGTAATTTTCTTTTCTTCCTTCATAAATTCTTCTGTCATCTCTGCAATCAACACAGATTTTCTTGCTTCGACCTCGTTTGTAAGTGCTTGTAGCTGTTGTCCAACTTGTGGATTCATAGCTGCCTGCATTTGCAACTGTTGCATCTGCATCATCTGCTCTCTAAACTCTAATTGAACTTGTTCTTGAGCCATAATTGATATGTGCTCTAAAATATTTTTTTGTATTGCAGCCATTATAGCAGGATTATTTCTAACCATGTTAGTTGACATAAAATTTAAGTGCGCTGTGATGTGTGCTCTGTGATCTTGACCAGGAAAAGCTTGAAAAGGTTTTCCACCCATTGCATTTATGTGTTCTAAACTTGGGTCCATTGGTGCGTTTGGTGCTGGAGCTGGTAATACTGCATCAACATTCTTTACACCGATTGCTTCGTACATGTTTCTGTATATTTGATACATGTTATGTAGCTGAGGATTACTAGTTGCGATCTGTAATTGTGTTTGTGCAAGTGTAATTCTTTGCGACATAGAAAATATGTTTGGATCTGCAACAGGAACAATGTCTATTCTATCATCAAAATCTGTTTGTTTAATATTTCTTTGCCCGCCTACAACATCATATGGATATTCTGGTGGTAAATATTGTGCTACAGCTTTTGATAATAATTTAAATTCATCTTTCATCGCTGCATAACATCTTTTGTGTATTGCGCTCATGACTCTTGAACCACGTTCTAATAATGCAATTGTTGTTCCAACAGCTGCTCCTTGGTTTCCGTCACCAACTTGCATGTCAGCAATAGCCGCAAACCTTTGACCTGCTTGTACAACTATACCTAAAAGATTTAATAATGTTTGTGATGGTTCTTTGTATGGTAATGGAAAGAATGCATCTCTTAGATTACCACCTGGTGCATCTACATCTTTAAATTCACCTGGTTGTATCGGCGATGCTTCATCTCTAACTCTAACGCCTCTTTGTTTAAATCCTGCTGGTAGATTAGATAATGTTCCAGCATCTAATAATTGACGGAGAGCAGACGTTGCCGTTCTGCTCAATCCGCCAATCATGTGAATGAGTCCAAAGCCATAAAATCCAAGTCCTGGCAGAAATTTGAAGTGGACAAAATATTGGATTTTATTTTTCTTTAGATCATCGGGCGCATAGTTTCTCCGTATAGAGAGAACTAATCGGCTACCTTCTTCTACAGTTACTATGTAGGGTAATTTTATTCCTGTTGGTTGACCGTCACCGTCAACATCTTCAAAACCTTCTAAATCTAAATTAACATGACACTCTAACAAAGTGTACATAGTTTCTTGTTTACCAGTTTTTTTCGTACCGTCTAATTCTCGTTCTTTTTTCTCAACATCATTTTGTTCGACGTTGCCTGGCGGTGCTAGTTCTACATCTCTATAGAAACCTGAAACTTGTTGTTTTCTTAATTCATTCTCTGACATTTTAACAACATGTATTACAGCTTCTGCGTCATCTAAACTTGTTGCAGTGTATGGTACGACTAGTTCGTCTGCAGGTACAAATTTAGATACTACTCTACCTAACGGTACATCGTAATAAACTTTTTTAAATGTAGATCCAGCTAACGGTAAATGAAATAACATTGAATCAAATTCTTCTTCATATTCTTTCATTTGATCCATAATTAAATAATTCATGTAATCTTTTACACGACCAGCTTGTTGTTCTGTGGCAGGATTTTTAATACCTATAATCTGTGTTCTTACAGGGCCATCACTTGGCAATAATTCTTTATAAGCTTGTGCTTGAAACTGTGTTACTGATTCTGCAAGAACTGGGTGTGTTGCACCACTAGCCCCTTGAAAAGGTTCTGTTCTGTTTTCGTATTTAAATCCTAAAAGATCTAAACCTGATTTATAAGATTGCTCCCAATCTTTTCTTGATGCTTTATAGTCCATATAGTTGTTAACCATGTCGCCACCAATTGGATCTATAACATCATCTGGTAAAATATCTGCTAAGTTATCAAAGTGATTTTCTGTTCCCGGTATATTTATAGCTCCCGGTTCAAAGTCTATCGTTGCGCCGCCGTCTTCTTCTGGTGTAACCTCTATCGGTCCTTTTTCTACTTCTTCCTCTTCAACTTGTACTTTTTCTACTTCTTCCTCTGTGGGAATGTCTATTTCAGTACGAGTGTTACTAGGGAGTCCTTTATCTATATCTGCCATTTATTACTCCTTTATCTTCTTAACATTATTATAATCAATAGGCAACCCATCTGGTGTAGGTCCTGCTTCTGGTGCTGGACCTTCCTCTACGCCTGCTTCTTTAGCTATTCCACCGCCTGCAAGCTCTAATTCTCTTGTAGGATCAGGAAATAATGTGTCCATAATTACTCTTTTTAAATTTGATCTTTTTGTTGCTCTTTCTAAATTCTTTTTAGCTTCTTTATCTTTAACTCTTTTCTTACCTTTTTCGAAAAGTTCTTTTGCATCTTCTAATTTTAAATCTGTTTGTATTCTAGGCTGAGCAAAATCGCTGTCTAATCCAGAAAAGTCTTCTGCTATTTGAGTATCCATCTCATCTTGTTTAACAACACTTCTTGCTTCTCTTTCTTCTGGATCGAGTGATAAAACTCTTTTTGTTTCACCAATTAAATCTGTTCCAATAAAACCTTGTTCTAACGCTTCTAATACTGGTTTACCTTCTTCGTATGCTTTGTATGTATCGTATGCAATAACAGGCGTAAAAGCTAAACCTAAAAGTTTACCACCAGCTTTTAAATAATTTTTTTTCATTAAATCATCTGGAATAGTTCTAGCCATATCAAAAAGATCTTGTAACAAAGGCACTCTTGCATTTAATTGTGATGCAAAACTTACACCTTTTATTTTTGATAAAGCTTGAAGGTCTATATTCTTTTTGCCTAACGCTAATAATTCATCAGCTTGTTCTCTTGTAATTTGAGATAAGTCTAAATTACCTAGTTCGTCTGCAAAACTCATACCTTTTCTAAGATCAAAACCTTTCGATTTAGTTGTTACGTTTCCTTTAGCATCAATGTCTGCTAGTTCAAAATCTACAAGGCCGGCTATTGGCCCTTTAACACTATTTTTTAATCTTGTTTGTTTGGCATTAGTCTCATCTATAATTGTTTTTCTTTCGGACAAAGTTAAGTTAGGATTTTTTAACAAGTTATCTCTGTTAGTTATAATAGCATTACGTGCAGCTTCTATTTTCATCAAAGGCTCAGATCTATTTAAAGATGCAGGTATTAAAGAAAATCTATTTAACGCTTGTGATTTAAATTTAGGTTGACTGTGATGAATAACTAAATCTTTTGATAGGTTTGGATATTTTTTAGTTTTGTAATTACTTAGATTATAATAAATACGATAAGGATCTTGTTTCTTATACAATGCAGCTTTATCTCTTCTATCAGCTAATTCTTGCTCTGGAGCTTTTGGTTGTTTTACTTTTCCATATTCCTTACTAGATTTTATTTTATTAATTTCTTTTTGTAATTCTAATAAGCTTGACTCTGTGGCCGTGAACTGTTTGTTTTTATAAAACGTTTTTTGTAGATTCTTATCTGTTATTTTTAATCTAAAAAATTTATTACCTGCTGTATTAGTTTCAGGTATTATTCTAACACCTCTGATACCTAGGTCTCTTGCCCTCTTGATTAAATCTTCACTAACTTCTGAAACAACGCCTGCTTTTTCTCCCCTTACAGTTCTAGATTTTTCAGCCGCTAGTTTAGCTGCTTCTAGTTTACTTAATGGTTTTGCATAATCTTTTCCTTCGACTAAATAAGATTTAATTGTTTTAGACGCTCTACCTGTGCCTTGTATTATTTCATTCTGTGTAGGTATTCTTCCATTCTTAGCAAGAAAATCTTGTACAAACTTTTTTAGTTCGTCTGCAATACCGCCTCTATTAAGTTGCATTCTTAAAGGAGGTAGTAATCCCTTTTCTCTTAAATCTTTGTCAGGATCTGTTGCTTTTAATTTTTCTAAAATATCTGCTTCTTTATCCTGTTTTACAAAAGCACGAAACGCTCCACGAGAGGGACCTATATTTTCGACAAGATAATTCTGCATGTCGTTAAATTTTTTTAGTTCCATTATTCTCCTAACATGTAAGCTAGGCCACCGGCAGCTTTTTTAATTGGTGGGGACTTTTTAGAAACTTCTTCTATAATTTCATCCATACTATCAAGACCACCTTCTACATCTTTCATTTTACCTTCCGCGTCTGGTTTGATAGTTAATTCTTCGTATTCATCTGGTGGCACTCTGCCTTTTGTAGTTTCGTCAGCTTGACCTTTTTTAAGAACCAGATATTCTTCTGACATGGTTCCTTCCACATCTCCTACTACTCCCTCTTTTGTTTTTTTAACAGTTATGTCACCTGAAGTCATATCTTCTTCTAAAGTATAGTTTTTATATTTTTTAGAAGTTACTCTTTCCGCGCTCCCAGTAATATCATCTCCAAACATTTTTATTTTAGCTACAAGATCATAAAAATATTTTGGAGCAGCTTGTGCAACTTCTACTGCTTTTTCTGCAACTATAGGAGCAGCTTTTTTAACGCCTGTAAAATATTTACCAAGAACAGGTAAGGTTGCAAGTCCACCCATAATTTTCATAAACGTTCTTCTATCCATACTACCTTTTTTCAAACCTATACGACCACCTTCTTTTGCTTGTTGATAAAATTGCTCTATATCTTCAATAGTTGCTGGAGCATCAGGATCGTTAAACTTTTCTATATTTTTTAATATCTCTTGATTAGAAATACCCATTATGTCTTTTAAATTTTTTTGTGGTCCTTTTAACATTTTTTTCTGCATGTCAGTTAATTCTGCTAACATCATGTTATCATCTTCTTCATTTTCTAACATCACTTGATCGTCTAATAATTTTTTCTTACCATATTGTAATAAAAGTTGTTTACCTATGCCCGGAAAATTACCTATTGCTAAATTTCTTAGATAATTAAATTCTTGACCAGCATCAAATAATTTTTCTATTCCAGATTTTTGTGGTTTTTTAGATCTGTCTACAATATTTCTTTGATTAATAGTCTGCTCGAATGATGATCTATCATCGGGTCCATCTGGTCCTTTGTCTCTGCTTGTTGTAACATTGCCACTCGGAGAAACATTTACACTTCTAGCTGTAGCTGCTCTTGTAGGTGTAGACACTGTTCCCATGTCAGCACCACCTTTAAAACCTATACGTCCGCCGTTAGCTTTTTTATCTATAGGTAGATCTTCAATAATTTTTTTAATCTCATCTACAGTCTCATCACCTTGTAATGTAATTCCATATTTTTGTTCTATTTGTTTTTGAAAACTTTCGGGGACAGCTCTTGGTTTCATGTCTGTTGCTTTCATGATTCCTGATTTAAGAGCGTTTCCTTCTTGTGTGCCACCCATTATAACTTCATCTGGGTTAAGAGTTCTACCCTCCATGTCGACAACTTTTTGTTGTTCTTTAAATTTACTAACTGCTTCTTGTTGAATTTTTATTTTTTCAAGGCCGTCTGGTTTTCTACCAGTTGCTTTCATGAAACCTCTTGTTAATTGAGTGATCATTTCAGCTATTGTCATTCCAAACTTAATCATTAATAATATACTCTTCTAGGTTTCTCTGCCTTTTCATCTACGTAATCTTCAGGATGATCGATCAGACCGCCCTGTCTGAATCGCATAATCGCTTGTGTCGTAGAATCCACAAGGTCATCATGATCGCCGTAAGGGAACGCCGCGCATTCCTCAATGACTTCCTCAGCAAATTTTTGCTCAGGAGCCCATATCATACCAGATTCGAACAAAGGTGCAACTGCATTTACACGAGCGTGCTTGTCGTTTCCTTTTGACGGTGTGAAATTCACAACAGGTATATCCATTTTTCTTAACTCGAACGTTAATGGCAATCCACTAGCTTTTGCCTCAACTATAACAGATTCAGGCTTCCAGTAATCATATTGTTCAAGGGCCAGTCTCCTTAATTCAGGAAACTCGTATCTACCTTTAACAGCATCTAATAATATTAAATTAGCTCCTTCGTCTTCGCTTGGATAAAATACGCCCCAAGTAGTAATAGCTGAATAGTCCGCTGTTTCTTTTTTAAGAAACGCTGTATCGTAAGATTGTATGACGTGAGATAACTGAGGTATATCTTCTGATGTATAAGTTCTCCACCACTCTCGTTTTAATATGGCTCCTTCTTCTGCTGTGGGATTTTGCATCCACTGCGCATTCCATTTAGCAACGGGTAATGTTGCTTGAACTTTTTCTAATTCGTCTAGCTTCCAATACTCTGGCCAAACAGGCTTGGGCCGTGATCCATGGTCCAAGATTGCTGGAAATTCGACCACGTGCCATTGATCAGCTTTAGGTTCACTTTGGTTTTTAATTAACATTCCTGTCAGATCTTTTGTAGACCAACGTGTCATAACCATAATTATTTTACCACCAGGCTGTAAACGTTGACGAGGACCTGATGTATACCATTCATAAGCTGACTCTAATGCAGTCTTGGACATTGCATCTTGCTCAGAGTGTGGGTCATCAATAATCAAGAGGTCCGCACCACGGCCCGTGATTGCACCACCAACACCAGCTGCAAAATATTCTCCACCATCAGATGTCTCCCAACGTCCTGCTGCTTTACTATCTTCTTGTAGTCTTGTTTTAAAAATTTTTGTAAAATTTTCTGAGTCGATAAGATTCTTTGCTTTACGGCCAAACCTTATTGCAAGTTCTGCTGTGTGGGTTGCTTGAATAATCTTGAGCTTAGGATCCCTGCCCACCATCCAAGCCGGAAGTAAGTATGAGGCAAACTCCGACTTAGTGTGTCTGGGAGGCATGTTAATAATTAGCCGGTTTATTTCACCTGTAGCTAATTTATTAAACTTATCTGCGATGTGTCTGTGATGGGACCCCTCTACAAAATCTGGCCACACACATTTTACAAAAGATAAAAAATCTGTTTTAGCTTTATTCTGTATTTTTTTTTCAGCGTGTAGTACTCGAAGTTGTTTAAAAGTTTTTCTAACGTCTGCAGGTAGTTTACTTATGTCTATATTATTTAAATTCATAAAAATTTTTTAAAAAATTTTTTTCGCACTCTAAAGTGTTAAATATGTTTTTACCAGGGATAACTGTCTAAATCAAGCAATACAACCTAGAGTAGTGGGACCCCTTTTTTGTATATAAGGGGGGTAGGGTCTAAGTTATTTTAAGTATTTGGGATTTGTTTGGGACCCCTGGCCCGTAGGGCCAGGGTACACGGTTCAGTGTTTGGTTTGGTTATCTCTTCTTTTAAAGACGCTATCTAGTGTAAGACCTTTGTCCATGATCATATCTATTAAATCTGGTAGTACTAGTAGTGACATAATAAAAGCCATCTTCTTTGCACCTAAGTTCTTATGTAAGTACTCGATCCGTTGTCCACCTTCTTTGTGATCGTCACCAGCATTCCAAATATATAAAGCGCTATGAATTATCTCTGGTGTTAAGTGTGGCGGAAACTTTATATCATCTTTAGTCCAAGACTTTCCGAAAGATTTTTTCTTAGTCATGCTGCTAATCCTAACATTACAATCATTGCAAAAAAGAAAATGCAGCTGTAAAATTCAAAGCTTGTCATATTGCACCTATCCCAAATAAGAAAGATAGTGTTACTGCAGCGGCACCTGCGATTACAACTATTGCTATTGCGATAGTTATGCCTAATTGATTTGGATCATCCATTGTTTTTTACCTCCGTTATAGTTGCTGAGCCGTTAGCTCTTCTGTAATTGTTAGCTGATAAATCAAAGTAAATAATATAATCATCCTCAACCTTGCATTTATCATCCCACTTATATTCTCTTGTAATTGTTTTATTATGCTTCTTTGCATAATAAGTTATTTTACCTTCTGAACCATTTTTAAACATATTTATATTTCCTTTCTACCTGGGATAATGCCAGATTATCCCAGGTTTGTCAATGGTTAATTGTGTGCAATAGCTTTTATTTTAGATGTATCAACAGCCCAGGTAATCCCGATATGTTTAACAACCTTATCTAATGCAAGTTGAAGCTGGTCTGGTGTACCGCTTTCAAAAACAGTATCCATAGCTTTTTGCCTCAAGTCTTTTAGGTCCTTGAGCTGCTTTCCTTCAGGTCTTTGTTGAAGTTCCAAATCAACCAAATCACTGGCCCAGGTTCTTAACTGGTCCTCACAATCTGAAACAGATATTCTTTCATGGTCTCTTTCAAAAGTGTAGTCAAGATCCTTCTTATCTTTTTTTGATACCTTCTCAAAAAAAGTTTTTGCGCTAGCTTGAGCAGCTTTCATGGTCTCTTCAGCGTCTTTCATTTGCTGCAAGATTTTATCTGCGCCCATTTTCTTTGCTAATTTTTTAACAACATTGTTAGTCGCTTCAGTTCTATACTGTTTGATTAACAATTCCTGGCTGTCAATTAAAGGTCGAAAATGTCTGTCTATTTTTTTTTCGTAGTGCTCTAATTGATATTTAGTCATTACTTTAGTCATATTATATTTTTCCTTTCTGATTTGTTTTTAACGCTTGACAAAACTATTGTCAAGGATTATATAGGATATAGATTTAACTAATTTTTAAAAGGTGGGTTAATCTACCCTTTAACATGGAAGACCAGGCAACTTTTAAAAAGGTGATTAATCGGGACTGACCCAGGATCACACCGCTACCTTTCGTTGGCCGTCTTTCCTGGGTGCTGATCCCTGGTCTAGTCAACTGGTGTACACAGGCGCAGGCTCCGTCGAGTAGCGCAGATTGGACCTGGGATCAGCCTAGCTACGTTGGGAGTTGCTCCCGTAAACGTACGGGGGCTGGTCCACAGAAAGGAATTATGAAGAGAATTAAACACAATGATTTAACGCATTATTTTTTGCGGGACCATAGCACGCTGCCGGCTTCTTACCTGAAGAGCTGCGAGAAGTTTTTCAAAAGCCTCAAGCCGCAAGCTTCAAGCCGCAAGCTTGACAAGCAGCCCGGGATGTGTTATAGGAGAATAAAGGAGAAAGTATGAAAGT